GGCCGGGAGGTGGGCGAACCCCGCCCGGTCGCACGGCAGCGGGCGGCCATCCTCGTCCACGAAGTTCCAGGCGAGGACGAGCGCGGGCAGGAGGTCGTAGATTTCCCCCAGCGCCCGCAGCGCCGCCTGCCCGTCGTCGGCGTTGAGCCGGGTGAGGGCGAGGAAGTTGCTGAACGGCGCGTTGGTCCGCACCGTTGCCGTCCAGCCCGCGTACTCGCCGCCGAGGTCCACGGTCGCGGTCTTGATGGGCATCCGGCGCACGGCGGGCGGGCGGGGCGCGGTGAGCACCCGCCCGTCCTCGGTCGCCGTAATCGCCAGGGTGTCGTCGTGCGCGTCAATGTACGTTGCCACCATCGGTCACGCCCCTACAGCCTGATGCCCCAGGCACCGTTCGCCGCCGCCGAGCCCGACACCTTGACGGCGTCGTCCACCGGGGTATCCAGGGAAAAGTTCAGCCAGGCCGGGCCATACAAATATTTCGACGCCGCGTTGGTGCTGATGTAGAGATAGAGCTTGGTCCCATCGGTGGAGGTCGAGGCCGTGTAAATCGTGCTGTCGGCGTCGTCGTAGAACCCTTCAAAGCTCACGCTGATGTCGGGTAGCCCCTGCACATAGGTCTTGTTGGTGTCGCCAAAGCTGGTCGTCTCGGCGGTGTCGGTCGCCATGTCAATCGACCAGTGCGAGAGCGAGGCGACCGGGACGGCCGTGCCGGTGCCGGTCGTGCTGGCGTATAATCTACCCGATTTTCCGTGATATCTCGCCACAGTTGTCTCCTTTTCTGCGCCTACGCGCTCCGTATCGCGCCCGCTCCTTGCCACGCGGCACGGAGCGTAGACACCACAACTTCGGCCTGTGCGGCGAACGTCCTATCGGCCACGCAGCCGGGGAGACGGGCGGCCAGGGCGGCGCGCTCGTCGGGGCGGTCGAGGTAATGGCGGATGCGGTCGCCCAGTTCCTGCGGGGTGCTGAAGGTCGGCACCATCCAGCCGAACACCTCGTCGCCCTCGGCCCGCCGCTCCGACACGGTGAACGCGCCGCACGCGGCCAGCTCCACCATGCGGGGACTCAGGCTCTCGGCGTGGTCGATGTGCTCGACACCCACGCCGAACCCGCGCGAGGTGCGGTAGAGGTTGATGGCGATGCGCGCCTTCCGGTACAGGGCGGCGGCGACCGCGTTGGCGACGATGCCGCCCTTGATATGCTTGCGGAGCCGGTGCCGGCTGGGCAGGATGCCGCACTCGCCATACAGGCCGAAGTCCAGCCCGGTCCAGTCCACCGCGCCCAGGAGGTTCGCCCGCTCCTCGAACATGCTGCCGATGAAGAGCACGTCGTGCGCGGGCACGGCCGCGTCGCCCGGTTGCGGGTCGGCGCGGTGCTTGGCCGGGTCGTGGGCGTGCGGGAGGTAGTGGGTGTTGGGATTGGCGTGGCGCAGCACGGGGACGCTGGTGCGCTCGTTCGTGAAGACCACGTCGGCATAGGGGACGATGCGGCTCTGGAAGGCATCGTCATAAGGACTTTCCGAGAGGAGCAACGCGGTTGGAATCCCTGCTCGCCGCAAGAGGACGAGTGTGTCTGGATGTAGGTACATCGCCGATACAATGACCACGCCGTCAACATGATGGTAGAGCGCCTGGGGGATGATGTCGGCGCAGGCTTTCGTCAGGATGAGCGCCGAGGGCGGTGCGCCCAGCCGCTTGCGACGATAGACCGACTTCAGGTACAGCCCCACATCATCGATGCGCTGGTCGAGGTGGTACTCGCGCACCGTGTGCCCTAGCGCCCGCAGCGCATCGCGGTAGCCCGTGTGGACATCCATCGTCGCGTAGCTCGCGCCGGGGTTAATCATAAGTAGGCTGAGAGGCTTCATTTACAGCCCCCCCGTGCTATAATTGCGGCAACATGAAGCCGGGGCGGCGCTTGCAACACCCCCCGGCATGGCACAGGAACACAGGAGGTTCCCATGCACCCCGAGTATACCCCACGCTTCATCGCGCGCTTCTGGTCCCGCGTCGATACGTCGGGCGATTGCTGGCTGTGGACGGGTGGGCTGCACCCGGCCGGCTACGGCATCGTCTTCGTATCGAAGAAGGTCCGACCCATCCTCCGCACCGCGCACCGTGTTGCGTATGAATTGACCTACGGTCCGATTGGTTCGAGCGTCGTTGTGACGTGCCACCGCTGCGACAATCGGCGGTGCGTCAACCCCGCCCACCTGTTCCTGGGCAGTCGCGCAGACAACCACGCCGACATGCTGGGCAAGGGGCGCAATGCGAAGCAGGAGCGCCACGGCAGCGCGAAAGTAACGGCCGACGACGTGCGCCAAATCCGCGCCACCTACGCCGCCGGGGGCGTCACGATGAAGGTGGTGGGGGCGCACTACGGTATCAATGCCGCGACGGTCCATCACATCATTCACCGTATCACCTGGCGAGACGCATAGGCCCAATCGAGCACCACGTTGGCGACGTGCTCCCGATCCGCAGCGGAGAGCCACCACCCGTTTGGCACGCTGACCTGATGGGCGTCGAAGTAATCGACACCGGGGAGGGGCCACCCACACGAGACAGCACGGAACGCATCGTGCGCGTCATTGCGTCGATGCACCTGGCTCGCGGCGATGCCGCGTTCTTTGAGATGGGCAATGAAGTCGTCGCGCTGTTCCACCAGGATGGTGTAAATCCAGTAGGACGCGCCTTCATCAAATGGTGGCAGGGTAATCCCCGGAGCATCCGCGAACGCCCGGTGGTAATACGCGGCATTGGCGCGGGACTGCTCGACGGCCCACGGGAGACCGGGGAGATTCGCCAAGCCAATCGCGGCGGCAATGTCTGTCGATTGATACTTATAGCCGACCTCGGTGATGTTCTGGGCGCACCGGAAATCGGCAGATGACTCGCGGTCAAGCCCATACCAGCGGAGCAACTTGGCGCGGGGGAGTTCGCCGAGCATTGGACTCAAGAGCGCCCCGCCGTCCCCGGTCGTGAGGTGCTTGATGGCTTGAAATGACCAGCAGGTGTATGTCCCGTTCTCGTATCGGTAGGGGCCATGTGCCGCGTCCGCAATCGTCCAGCCGTCGAACGCCTCGCCGAGCGCGTCGTAGTCGCACCTGCGCCCGCCCCAGTTGACGGCAATGACCGCTTTGGTCTTGCGCGTCGCTTTGCGCGCCACGTCGGCCGGGTCGATGTTCCCGGTCAGCGGGTCCACATCGGCCCAGACGAGCCGCGCACCGCGCAGTGCTGGCGGGCTGTTGGTGGCGGTGCAGGTGATGGGCGTCGTGATGACCTCGTCCCCCGGCCCGACGCCAATCAGGTGCAGCGCGAGGTCAATGGCTGACGTGCAGGAGTTGACGAGTAGCGGCGGCTTGGGCGCTCCGATGAGCCTCCCGAATGCCTGTTCAAACTTCTCGCACAGCGCACCCTGCCCGATGTAGGACCGGCCCTGCCCATCGGGCGTGAGGACTTGCGCGACCGCGAGCGCCGCATCGGGGGCCATCCGCACGCGGAACAGGTCTATCATTCGCACCACTCCCGGTCCAGCACCGCCCGCGCCCGCTGGGGGTTGAAGCCGTAGCCGGTGGCGTAGCCCCCGGCGATGGCCGGGTGTTCCCGACGCCAGCCCGCGAAGCCGACCGTCACCGGCCGGAAGACATCGATGCCGTGGGCGCTTAGCGTCCAGAGGAATTGGTCGTCCAGGTTGACTTGCACCCCGGTCGGCCAGGCGCAGCCGCGCGCGCGGACGAGGCTGGTGCGATAGGCGAAGTTGCCGGCCGTGGCGCGGCGGTGGTCGGGGAAGGCGCACATGCGGTCCCCGAGCATGTCGCCGTCATCGAACACGCCCCAGTCGCCGCGCACGTAGTCGCCCTCGGGGTGCTTGGCGAACCAGGCGCGCAGATACCCGTACCAGTCGGGGTGGTGGAGGTCGTCGTCGCACAGGTGGCAGCAAATTTCCTGCTCTACCTGCGCGAGCGCCCGGTTGATGAGCGTGCCTTGCCGCGCGCTGTTGAGCCGTTCGTCCACCGTCAGCGGCGGGGCCGACACCAGCTGCGCGCCGTATTCCCGGCACAGCCCGGCCACATCGAACGTGCTGCCGTCATCGGCCACGACGATGGCCTCCGGTCGCCCGGACACGACCGACGCCAAGGCCTCGCGCAGCATTCTGGGTCTATTGAACGAATGGACGATGACGGCCACGCCGGTCACGGCAGCACCTCGCGGGTCTGGTAGGTGATGAGGCGCTCGTCCTCGGCGATGACCTCCCAATCGCGCGCGTGGTGCAAGCGACACGCGGCCGGGTTATCCTTGCGGGCTTGCCCCTGCGTCACGCCCGTGGGCGACTGGCGCACAACGTGGGCGGTGATGGCCCCGCCGTAGCCGTGCCCGCTATAGGTCGGCAGCACCGCGACCGACGACCACCACATGCCCTCGGCGTCCCGCCTGATGACGCCATACCCCACCACAAACCCGTCGCGGTCCTGGTGGAGGTAGGCGATGACGTCGGACTGGTTGGCCCGCCACCACTGCTCCTGGGCCGTGTGGGCGATGGGCGCGGTGTCATGGGCAAAGCCCAGGCGGCACGTATTGCGGATGACGCGCAGCCATTCCACGTCCTCGTCATCGATGACGCGGCGCGCGGTCAGCCCCACCGCGTCCAGAAAGCGTGCCCCGGTGTCACGGCTGGTCGTTATCATGCTGGCCTCGCCACACTAATCACGGCGTCCACCCAGACCGGCGGCACGGGATGCCAACGGCCGACACAGTCGGTGATTTGGTCATAGTCGCTCTCGTAGCGGTAGCGCCCCTCGACGTTGCGCTGCCCCACCTTGCCGGGGATGTTGGGCTGCACCAGGCAATGGCCCCCGATGCGCGCCTGGGCGAGCAGTCCGGGCGTGTCCCAGAAGGTCGTCCCCCAGTAGGACCGGAAGCGGAACAGGAGCGGGCACGGCGCGGGGAGGGCTGCGATGGCCGAGCGGATGGCGTCGAAGGCGTCCGGGGTGAACACGTCGTCGTCGTCGTTGCCCAGCAGCCAGTCGCCGCGCGCCGCGCGCTGCCCCGCCTCGTACTGCGGGTGCCCCCAGAAGTGGGCACTATCGGCATGGGTGAGGTAGCGCACGAACGGGTAGTCGCGGCAAATGGCTTCCGTCTCGGGCAGCGGGCCGTCGAAGGTGTCCCCGACCACGATGCACTCGTCACCCGGCAGCAGCTGCCCCGCGAAGCTCTCCAGCGTGCGGGCCAGGGTGGGCCGGCCGGCGGTGGGCACGATAATGCTGAGTGTCGGCCCGCTCATGTCAGCACCTCGCAGATGAGCACGGCCCCGTACAGGGTGCTGCCCGCGATGGCGTAGCTGCCCACCCCGTCAATCCTGGTCACCCTGGTGGAGTCGGCCACGCCGCCGAGGGTCGGGTCGGCCTCGATGGCGGCCTTGACCGACTTGGCCCCGGTGGGGGCGAGGAAGGGCATCAGGTTGGTCTGCCCGTTGGCGTTGACCGCGAGCGCCACCATCACGTAGAGACTGAACTCCCAGCGCATCGCCCCGTCGAAGGCCACGTCGTAGTCGGCGGTGCGGAGGAACGGCCAGGCGGCGACCGGCTGGGGGTTGGCCGGCTCGACCGCCGAGGCGCGCACGCCGTCGATGGTGGCGAGGCGCTGCTTGATGCCCGTGGTGATGTCCTCCAACGTTGACGGCATCACCCACCCGCCATCCGCGCGACGACCCTGGCCCCGACTTTCTGGAAGAGCGCGATAACGCCCGAGACGTTGGCGGCAAAGGCCGGCTTCATGTAGGGGTGGGGCTTGGTCCCCTTCCGGCCAATCGCGCGGGCCAGGACGAACGGGTCCATGCCGTGCGCCCGTGCCCAGGACGCCACGGCGGATACCGGCGGCGGTCGGCCCGGACCACGGCCGAGTTCGGCGTACAGGCCATAGGCGACACTCGGGCCTATCTTGCTGGTGAGGTTCGCCCCGCCGCCCGTGATGGCGTGGGTGATGCTGCCGGCCAGCCGCCCGGTGTGGCGCGGGGCCAGCCGCCTGGCGCTGCCCTCGATGAGCAGGCTGCCCGCCGTCATGGCCGTCCGCACCTCGGCCGCGAGCGTGGCGGGACCGGCGGCGACACCCGCCTGCAACGCCCCCAGCCCGATGATTTGCACCGTAATCCCTGCCATCAGACGGCCACCCACTCGCCCGCCACCGCACCCTTGTAGGGGTCGATGAGCGCCATTACATCCGGGTCGGCCTGGCTGATTCTGGTGAACTGCCCGAGGTCGGTCGTCTGGAGAATCCCAAAGGGGGCCTCGCGTGCCCGCTTGAACAGCCGCTCCGCTTGAATCAGGCAGGCTTGCCGTATCGGTGCCGGGGCGTCGCCGTCCACCGTGTAGCCCCAATCCCCCACCACGCGCACCTGGCGGTCCTGGGGGAAGGAACGCGACGACAGCGGGGCGATGCGGAGGCGGGTGTAGATGCCCGTGTCGGGGAGCGGCATGAGCGGGGCGAGGAGATAGTCGGTCGCGGCGAGGGTCGTGGCAAACGTGAGGTCGCCGTTCGTATCGACCGCCACGCTGGTGATGGTGCGGATGTCGGGGCGCAGCTCGAGGATGTTGGGGGAGGTGGCCCAGAAGTACTTGGTCGCACCCGCCTCATCCCGGAAGGACCGCCCGGTCCACTGGTCGATGAGCGCGGTGGCCGCGTCCAAGGCCAGTTGCAGCGGGCTGTCGTCGCTCTCGTCCGCGATTTGGAGCGCGGTCTTGAGCCAGGCGAGGGTGGCGTAGGATGACGCCATCGGGTGCTCCTTTCAGAGCGGTGGGGGCTCCTTTCCTCGGCGCGTG